AAGGATGTCCCAATCGTCACCGTTGAGAAGCGGGATGTAACCCTTCAGGAGCTACTCGATGAGCGAAATCGTCTCCAGCCTACAAGCTAAGTATGACAAAGCCGAGACGGTCGAACGATGCGGTCTTATCCTGTTTGATGGCACTATCCTTGAAGTAGAGAATACTCATCCTGAACCAGAGCGTGGCTTCCGTCTTCCTGCAAAGGAAATGCTTAAGCACGAAGAAAATCTGTACGGTACGTGGCATACACACCCACAGGATACAGCGAACCTGAGCCAGACCGATTACGCAGGCTTTAATCAGTGGCCGAAGCTGCGTCATTTCATCATTGGTATTGACGGCGTTCGTTGCTTCACGCTAAAGGGACCACTTATTGTAGAGGTCGCACTGTGAAGGTAACACTACACGGCTCCCTGAAGGAGCAGTTCAGTGGTTGTGAGATTGTTGCCGACACGGTAGCTGAGGTTATCGAAGGATGGTCACGTCAGTGTGGGCTTTCGGATATTCCGATGGATCAACGTCCAGTCATTGACATCATCGACTTCGACACCCTTGAAAAACTGAATGCCAAGACAGACGTAGAGGAAATTCATCTGATCCCTGCCATGTTCGGTGGAAAGGGTGGCTTCGGTCAAATCCTCATGGGAGCGGCATTCATTGGACTCTCATTCATTCCCGGTATCGGACAGGCTGCTCAGGCTGCGCTTCTTGGTGCTGGTATCGGTATGGCCGTTAGCGGTGTTATGGCTGTCTTCATGAAGGCACCAAGTGTCAGTTCCAGTAACGATCCCGACCCCTCAAAATACCTTGGTGCAAAGGGAAACACCACTCAGATTGGTACCCTTATCCCCAAGGGATATGGTCGCTTTAAGCTTGGCGGACAGTATCTATCTCTACAAGTCAACTCGCAGGATATGGTGTTCGGTACCTTCCCTGCCTCTGCGTAAAAGGAAAATTGCATGAGTACGAAGCAGGAAGCTATCGCTGACATTCAGCGTCTGGCTGCTCTGAATGAGCATGGCAATGTAAGCCGTACAACCTATCGTGACAACGGCAAATTTTCCTCATGGGAAATCGATACCTTGTTTGGCAGCTTCACGGAGTTCAAACGTCAAGCGGGCCTGATGCTGACTCGTCATCAGTCACAGCTTCAGGGACAGGTTGCCAAGTTCGTCAGCTTGGATGAAATGCGAAAGCTCAACATTGATCGGAGCGATTACGGTGATAAATATCAAAAGCCTTCGGGTAAGCGTTTCCAAACCATCATGGTGGCCACTGATCTCCACGATAAAGAAATGGACCCTTTCTGGCGTAGCGTCTTCCTCGATACCGTTTCGCGTGTTCAGCCTGATATTATCTGTCTTGGTGGTGACCTCTTTGATCTCCCGGAGTTCGGAAAATATCCTGTTGATCCGCGTAGTTGGGACGTGGTTGGTCGGATGCAATTTGTCCATGCTTTTCTCCACGATCTACGAGAGAGAGCGGGAGATGCACAGATCGATCTTATTGAAGGCAATCATGAGTATCGTCTTCTCCGTCATCTTGCAGAAGCAACCCCGGCCCTCCGAGCCGTCCTGAGCGATCTCCATGGTATGACCGTTGGGGGGTTGCTGGGTCTGGACAAGTACGAGGTTCGTTACATCGCTCGTGGTGATCTTGGTGTCTGGACCAAGGGGGACATGAACAAGCAGATTGCTCGTAACTATGAGGTGTATTTCGATACACTGCTCGTAGATCATTTCCCCAGTGGTATCCGCAAGGGCTTGTCAGGCTTCAATGGTCATCACCATAAGTTTGAAGCTACCTCGTTCTATAGTCATCTTCGTGGTCCTTCCATGTGGATGCAACTTGGTTGTGGACACCACTTGGCTGCTGAGTATTGCGACGGTGAGATGTGGAATATGGGGTTCGCAATTTCTCATGTTGACACCGAAGCTAACCGCGTGCAAATGAACTACATCGCGATCTCAGATTTTGCTGAGGTTGGTGGCAAGTTCTATATGCGGGAAACTAGTGAGCGTTAAAGACGAACTGATTGGTGCTAAGGGAGGTAGTGGTACCTTTCGTAGCAGTCCAGATAACCTTCGTTCGACGGATACATTTGAGGCGCTTATTGGCCTCTGCTCGGGACGTATCAAGGGACTGGCCCCCGGTGGCCTTCAGAACCTGTTCGTGGATGACGTTCCAATTGAGGATGGCTCGGGTAACACCACGCTGAGTGACTTCAGTGCGGTTCTCTCAGATGGTGACCCGGCTGTCCTTCGTCCTGTTACCCTTCAGCTTGGGGGATCGTCGGGCGCTCAGACGGTAAACCTGCCTGTCAACAATGCCAATCAAGCTACTGGAACTGGAACGCCGGGTGAGTGGCGTTATGGCACTGTGCCTCAGTCTGGTGTTGACTACATCGATATTCGTTTTGTTGTGCAATCCTTGTACCGGCAGGACAAGAACGGTATCTATAATGCCACTGCGTCACTGGAAATCGAACTTCAACCTTCCGGTAGCTCGCAGTGGATCAACCCACTAGCCAGCACAGCGGCTCCTACCTACAATCAAAATGGTATTAAGCTGACTACGGCCCAGATTCTGTACGCCGTTGCAAGCAAGTGGGCTAATGGTACAACATGGTCGGCAAGCAGTAACCCCGGCTATTTGGCTATCACTGGTAAGACAACTCAAGCCTATGTGAAGGAACTGCGTATTGCTGTTCCCAACACTGGTAACTATGCCAACAAGACGTGGCAGGTTCGTGTCCGTCTTCGTGAACGTGATAGCTATACCAAGGATCAAGATTCCGAGTCGCGTGCAATTACGTGGGAGTCGGTCGCTGGTGTGAGCATGGCTCCACTTGGTGATCGTGAAGAGTGGCGTGGTCTGGCTTACCTTCAGATCAACGGTAAGGCATCCGATCAGCTTTCTGGTGTACCAACTATTACGGGTATTTATGACCTCTCGATGGTACGTGTGCCACCATCGAGCGTCTGGGACGCCAACACTCGTATTTATACCGGACAAACGTGGGACGGTGCCACTGAGGAAATTCAGTGGACACAGTGCCCTGCGTTTCAGATGAAGGACCTGATCGAGGACTCAGTTTCGGGTATCTCGGCACTGACACCGGGTTGCACTCTGAACAAGTGGGATGCTCTAGAAGCATCTAAGTGGTTTGCTCAGCAAGTCCCTGATGGTCAGGGGGGTACTCATCCTCGCTACAGCATGAACTATATTCTGGATAGTGCACTATCCGTGAATGATCTTATGCAGTATGTAGCTGGTGCTGTTGGCTCGTATGCTTGGGACGAGGGGGATGGTAACTGGCGTCTTGTGGTTGAGAAGCCTGAGAATGCTACAGCTTTGTTTACCAAGGAGTCCATTGTAGGCGAGTTTAACTACTCGCATACTGACATCGATAGTCGCATGAACGACATGATCGGTGTATTTCGTAACGAAGCTCGTGGTTTTGAAGAAGACCGTGTACGTGTCTTCGATCAGGCACACATTGATAACTATGGTCGTCGTGCAACTAGCGTTGCTCTGGTTGGGTGTAGCACTCGACAGGAAGCTCTGCGTCGTATCAAAATCCGTCAGCTTGCTTCGCTGAATGAGACTCGTCAAGTAAGCTTTGCAACGAACCGACAGGGTAATCTGGTTCAGCCCTTCAGTGTTATTCTTGTTGCCGATGGTGATCTTGCAAGCGATACCTCGGTTCGTACTACCGGTCGATTGATGAGTCGTACCGACAGTGTTCTGACGGTTCGTGATACGCTGCGTCTTGAGGTTGGCATCGACTACAAGGTTCATGTAACGATCCCGAACCCGGCCTATAACCCAAGCTCGACTGCTCAGCCGGGGAGTCCAGATTGGCGTAAACCAACAATCACTGTGAGCCGTGCCATCACTAACACGGCTACGACTCGTGGGGATGTAACGACACTCAACATTGACTCGCCTTTGCCTGCTAACACTCCTGCTAACGCTCAGATTGCGCTTGAGGCTGTGGGCCTGCCTACATTGCCTAAGCAATATCGTGTTATCGACGTTGAGCCACAGGATGATGAGCTTGTTACGATCAACGCTATCGAAATCTACACAAACAAGTGGAACGAGAGCGACAACGTAAACGAGGATACGATCCTTGCTCAGCGCCCGAACAAGGTAATCCCTTCGCCGCTTACACCGGCTGATGGTCGTATGTTCTCAGTACAAAGCTTTGAAGCCGAGTACCAGACGAAGCGGGTAATGACGGTTCGTTGGGATCGTCCCGGCTCCATCTGGATTGATGGCTTCAAGGTAGAGTTCAATCTGAACAGCGGCCCATGGCAGTCGTTGACTGAGAAGACTCAGGACAATTATGTTGAGCTTCAGCAGCCACAGAACGGTATCTATACCTTCCGCATCACAACCATTGATCGTCGGGGTGGAACCTCGAACCCTCTCGTAGGAACCTACACCCTTGACGACACAGCCAACGATTACGCTCCTGTTCAGACGATTGGTCGTTTGCAGGATCGTCCTTCGACTGGAAGTCGTGAAGGAGATAAGTACACAACCAATGATCAGAACCCGAACCTGACTTATATCTGGTCCAATGGTCAGTGGTTGGCAGAGTCAAACTTTGTAACTGATGCTACTCAGATCAGCTATATCGATCCTGTAACAGGTAAAACTACAGTTCCAGTTCAAAGCCTACAACCTGCTCAAGCTGGTGCAGATGTAACAGGTGCTAATACTGCAAAAGATACTAAGAATGTTAACGGACGTGATGCTTCAACTGTTCTTACACAGATTGATGTTGCTACCGGCAATATCGCGTCTGCTGTTCAACAAATTGGAGATATTATTGTTGATGTTGATGCTCTTACTACAACTTATGGTACTACCGCAAATGCTCAGACAAGTGCTAATGTAGCTACTCAAGCTGCACAAACTGCTACATCAGCCCTTACTGATGCTAAAACGGCTCGTGATGCTGCAAAGACTGCACAAGGACTGGCAGCGGGTAGTGCTACGGCGGCAGATACGGCACGCGCGAACGCGGTCACCGCCTATAACAATGCCGTGACAGCACAGAACAATTCTCAGACTGCTGCTACGAACGCCGCTACGTCTGCAACTAATGCTGGCGGAAGCGCCACTGCTGCGGCTACATCTGCAACTGCGGCTGGCACGTCTGCAACCAACGCGGGCAACAGCGCAACAGCGGCATCCAATAGCAGCGTGTCCGCTGCATCCAACGCTGGTTACGCTGGAAACTATGCTACCAATAATCTGATTTCGAAAAGTGCTTTCGATGATAGCGCGCTTGGTCAGTGGACTAACGCAACTGCGGTGGCCGATGCTGGTCCCACTGGCTTGGGTCATACTAAAGTCTTGCGTGGCGGTACGGGAGGAACTGATAGCAAAGATGGTGTAGCTAAAACCGGTAACTGGGCTAGTCGTAAGATTCGCTGCCAAGGTTGGGTAAAGAACCCAAGTAGCGCAGCCAGCGTTGGTGTCGGCGTTATTGGAACTCGCACCTCAGGCGGTGCAGTTAACAATTATATTGCTGTATCCACGACAACGGATTGGACACAGTTCGATGTTGTTGTCACCACAGATGCCTCTTTTGCAACGGGTGTCCCCTTTGTTCGAGCTAACAGCCCCAACGGCGTGTTGTGGACTGATCTTGTCTGGACGGATATTACCGAAAGCACTGCATCTGCTGGTAGTGCTACCGCTGCGGCTGGATCGGCAAGCACAGCTTCAACACAAGCAACCAACGCTGGCCAGAGCGCAACGGCAGCTTCCACATCCGCAACCAACGCCTCGACCAGCGCAGGCAACGCACAAACTTACGCCAATAATGCCTCGACAAGCGCGGGCAACGCTGCCGGTTCCGCATCTACAGCACAGACACAGGCTGGTGTAGCAACCACGGCTCGTCAGGACGCACAGACAGCACGTGATGTGGCTCTAGGATATAAAAATGATGCTAACGCCAGCGCAACCGCAGCCGCAGGAAGTGCCAACACAGCAACGTCCAAGGCTACCGACGCCGGAAATAGTGCGACTAGCGCCAGCGGCTTTGCAAATACGGCACAAACTCAGGCCATCAATGCAAGCAATTACGCTCAAGCAGCCAGCGATAGCGCCACAGCAGCCGCTTCCTCTTCCACAGTGGCTGGACAATCCGCGAGTGCAGCTTCGTCGGCGTCGGTATCAGCCAGTCTGACCTCCGCGCTGCTCCTGCCATCGACGTTTATGACTAATACGGATTGGACAAATAGTCGTTCGGGTGATCCCGCCACAGTCCCTCCGATCACCAACTTGATTTTCGGGAACAACGACCCGGATTTCGGGTATTATGTTCTGAACAATTCGGGATTCCGGAACGGTGCGAAGTGGCTTTGCACAAGGGGTACAGTTCCTCTTGTGGCGGGTCGCACCTATCGCCTTACTCGCACGATAAAGGCCAATACCGGGGGTGACCAAGTATCGGTCAATGCTGTCACTCTCGATGCGACGTTCACCGAAGTCGGCCTCACTGAGTTTGAATATAACGCCCTGTATAGTGCGGGCACTATCAACACGCGGGCCTACGATGTGAACTGCGATGTGATCCTTGCGGCAAATCCTACCGCTAGGTCGCTTCGCTTTGCTGTGAATGCTACCCGAAGCACTACCTACGGGCAACTTCTTGTGGAGGATGTCACACAAGCTCTTGCAGCAACAGCATCGGCTAATGCCGCCTCTAACAGTGCCAACAGCGCCGCAATCTCGCAAACCCAAGCGGGCAACAGCGCATCTGCGGCACAAACGTCAGAGGTTAACGCAGGAACATCGGCCAACAACGCAGGAACCTCGGCTAACAACGCCAATACCTACGCAGGAAATGCCTCAGCAAGCGCCAGTGCTGCTGCCACGAGTGCGAGTAACGCTTCCGGGTCCGCTAACACGGCTTCGACACAGGCAGGACTTGCTGCAAACAGCGCCAATGCTGCAAGCGGGTCCGCTGGCGCTGCCAGCACGAGTGCTTCGACCGCGAGCAGCAAGTCCGATGCGGCGGGCAATAGCGCCTCAGCAGCTAATGCCAGTGCAATTGCTGCTCATACGAGTGAAGTCAATGCTTCGGCCTCGGCTGGTGTCGCTTCGACCGCCGCAGTTAGTGCCACGAGTAGCGCCTCTTCAGCAACAACGAGCCAGACGCTGACCGCAGCAATCGCGGGTGGAATGACTCCTGATCGTTTCGACGCTAATGGTTCTTTCTTCTTCGCAAGTAACACTAACGCTACCGATTACCCGTGGGGGGGCGCACCGGAAACGCACACCATGGCGGCCTCTGACATCGCGAGAATTGTTACTCGCCCCGGTTATGGCTACGCCTTTACCATGGTGGATCAACGCTATGTTCTACCGCGTGGGGCTATTCGCATTATTGCCGATCATGTCTATGAGATTGAGGCCGAGTGGGAAGTCGCAAATTACGGCAGTACGATCAGTGCTCGTATTTACCCTATGGGTCTGGATGCAGCCTATACCGACATTACCTACGGCACTTACTCAATGAACCTAACCGCCAATGGTGTCTTCACCCAAAGTTATAGGTTCTCTAAGACCCCCCAAACTGGCGTAAATACTCTTAATACCTCTATGGTATTCCTACGACCACAGGTGCGTTACGTTGGCGGTACTGGAACGGTGTATTTGCGTCGTCTCACTATTCGTGACGTAACCGCAGACATCAATACAGGCACTCTCTCGGCCCGTGTCGCCACTACCGAAAGTGTAACGGCTACGTTGACGGGACGTACCCAAGCGTACTTCCAGAAAGTAGCTGTTGCTGGCGCAGCGACTGCTTTTATTTCAGCACAGGCTCAAGACAACAACGGCACCTACACTTCAAACGTGGGGATTGGTGCCGCTACGATCTCATTGTACAACCAGACCAGTGGTGGCTTCAAGCTGGCGATGCAACTTTCCGGTGGTAACGCGGTGTTCACCGGTTCGTTGAATGTTGGCGCGACCATCCGCCTCGGTACAGGACAAGGTTGGCCGGTAGCGTTGCAGGCACGTGATTTCAATGTTGCTGATAATAGTGCAATTAACTTTGGTACGGACCTCGGCAATGTCCCCGACTATTCATTCAGGCTGAATAACCTTTCGCCGTTGAACTCGGGTGAAACGTACAATATTTATTTGGACGGGCTAACATCCACGACAGCTACGCTTCGTGCCAAGATTATTACTCCCGCAACCGCTGTCTCCTATAACTTGACGAGCCCCACAGCACCGGGTAGTGGTCCTACGTCACAGATGGAAAAGGGATCGGCTGTAGAGTCCTCTGATGGCACTTATAACTTGGCAGTTACCATTAGTGGTTCTGCCTATGTCTCTTACTCGAATGCGTAATTTATAATGGTTGTTGGACAACAAGTCGGATCAGGTTACGAATCGAATGTAAACGTCACCCTTGGCGTGTGGGTTCGTAAAAGCGGTTCATGGGTTAAGATAACTCAAGTTTCTACCAGTTTCTACGGATCATACTCAACAGCCGGTTCAAAAGCTTACACTGTTTCTTACAATGGTAACGTACAGCTTGGTAATGGAATTGAAGCGTTTGGGGTAACTATCGATGCTGTTGATGGAGGAACAGCAACAGGTATTACACTCAATCAAGTCTCATGGACCGCCCAAGGGGCTTCCAGCAGTACACGCTCAGCATTGCCGAACGGCGCAACTACTACCGTCACAATTAGGCCGAAGTAATGGAACCGCTACGTACCTATGAAGATAAGCTCCGTGAAGACGGCATGGTTGTGCCGACCGAGGATTTCAAATGTCCAGAATGTCCAACAACCGGCCCTGCTTTTACGATTGTTGAGGTTTCTCCGGGGCGATGGATTTGCTCGGCGTGCCATATCAGTCAACAGGAACAGATTCAAGCCGCAGCGGCAGCAGCAATAGCCACTAATCTGTTGCCATGGGATACTGATGAGGGTTATCAGGTTCGTGCAGTGCGGACACGCCTGCAAGAACGCTGGCGCTGGGGTGTCATGCCTGATAGCCCTCTCCATGCTGAAGCGCAGGCAAGAGTGATGGCCTTTCTTAAAAGCCTGAACACTCTTACCGTCACCTTTACAAAACCCGAAGATGTGGTATGGCCCAATGAGCCAGTTATAACTGCGGAGGATTATGATGCTTAATTTTATGGAACTCACTCTAGCTGACGGACGTGAAATTGATATTCCAATTGGTACCGCAGTTATGGTTGAAGAAATGACTGAGACAACCAATCCGAATTTCCCAGCAGCACGTGCCCACTTCACTTATGGTCTTGGAGAAAAAGTTAACACCGCACTTCTATCGACTAAGCTAAGTGATTTAATCCTAGAACTTGGTATCAATACAGCCCCAAGCGGTACATGGCTTCAGCTTACTCGTAAAGATACGGGTCTAGCTCTTATTGTACTTGTAAAAAATGTAGTTGGTCGCATGGCGCTGGATGAAGGATGTCAAATCAGTGTAGTGGTTGGGGAGAATGTTCAAATTTATGAAGTTAATGAGAGTCGTCGTCAAATCAAAAAATGGTCCCAAATGGAAGTAGGCCGTCCTGAAGGACTAATCGAACTACCTGTGCCTGTGGAGAATAGATAGTGGCAACGCCAAAAACAGTTAGCGGTATAGAGCCGCTTACAAAAGATGAGCAAAACCAGCTTAAGGCTCTTCAAGCAAAACAAGCTGCGGTAGATGCAGCAGCGTCCGCTCAGGCTCAAGCAGATCAACTAGCTAAACTGGTAACACTTCAAACACTAGTCGATTTGATCGGAACTGATGAGGTTGCGAAAGCTGTTATTGCTGCGGCAATGGATGAGTCATTGGGCTTCGACGTACTTGAACGTACTCGTCGTTTTCGTCAGATGTACGAGTTTGACATTGTACCACTGCGGCAGATGATTGAAAATCTTCGCAATCCGCCAGAGACACAAACGGTTACAGAATAAAAAGGGGGCCTCACGGCCCCCTTAAATTTTAAGCTCGGTCATCAGTACCGATGCCACGCAGAGCAAAAGTCAAAAGCGCCATCGCATTCCACGCCACATGGGCCATATGAAGCTGTCCACTTTCACTATCCCGATCCTCTCGCTTAGCCCACTCATTGGCATGACGAAGAAGGGAACCATAGCATTCGGTCCACGATAGACCCTTCTCCCAGTTCCGAGCAGCATACTTCTCGGCACCCTTGGTATAGACCTCAGCCAGAGCCTCAAGGCCATCAGGTGGGAGCAGATCGAACCGTGTCTTGCCCTTGTTGTATCGAAGCCCTGTAGCGGCTTCCTCAACAGGAACTGACTGAGGATAATTACCGGGGAATAATTCCAAGGCACTGTGTCCAGTGATCATCGCGTGTTCGGTATCACTCACTGTACGTCTCCATACTTTCGAATAAGATCACGAATTTCAGGCTTTAACTGATTAATGTTCTGATACTCGCCCAGCATCTTTAGGGTATCTACCGCTCCATCTACCAAGTCCTTTATGGTTTCTTCTGAAACCGTGACAGCCGACTCGATGTGATCCTCGTAGGCCTTGGTCGCGGCAGGGAAGTATTTCCGACAAATCTGGTGCATCACGTTAGCGTATTGCTGGACCTCCCACTGTGCGTGAGCATCCTCACGCAACTTTAGAAAGTGGAAAAGGTTATGTAGATTGATTGTCCAACGGACCTTCGTATAGAAATTAGGGGGAAGAATAATGCGAGCTAGTTCACGAGTAACCCCCGCCTCTACCATTGCTGTATAAGCTCGGTAGTCACCTTCCGACCGATCAATGATCAATTGCTGCCAATGCTTAGCCTCGTCCTCAGGCAGGCTATCAGCAGACCCCTGCTTGTTGAACGTGGACTGATACTGAATACGGTCCAGAGTCGGAACGTAGTACGTGTCAGGAAAGATACTGTACCGTCCTGAAAACTCATTAAAGGCACCAGTACGATGACGAACCCACTGACGCATAACGAAGATCGGCATGGCGACTTCGACTACTACCTGACCAAACTCGATTGGACTGGTATGCCGGTCGCGGATGAGACGCTGAACCAGACGCTGATTCGCTTCCTCAGTCGCGACCGTATCCGTGGACATTCTCGCACACTCAGCGAGGAAATTGTCATCGCCCATCGTAGCGACGACCTCCACGTAACCATGGTCTAGGACAGATACCTTCACTGGAAATTCTCCGGCTGGAAATAACCCTCACGATTAGGCTCACGCTTCTTCCGTGGGATCATATAAAGGATAAGCCAATCACCATCACGACCAGTGACCATTTCATGAGTCCCAGCCTCATAGTTAGCTCGGGCCTCGGCAATGACCTCATTGGTATTGTCCCAGACTTCCCATGCTCGCTTGCGTGCAACAGTGTACTGCTGCATTTCAGGACGACCTAGACCACCATATTGTTCTTCACGGAACGGACGTGGGTAGTTGTCCTCTTCCTGTACCTGAAGGACGAGACGGATTGGATAGCCAGTGTTCTTGGCTGTTCGGGCAGGCGCACGTGTCTTACGCAAATCACGCAAAATCTCGTCCCGAACTTCGGGTGTTAGTTCAATCACAGATACTCTCCTTAGAGCGTCGGCTCTACACAGATGAAGTAAAATCACCTAAAGAATAATGACTTATGACAATGATACGATGTTATCGGCTTCAATGCCCTTATGGGTTACGAGGATAACCTGATCCAGAAGCTTGGTCAGACCACGGAACATCTGCTGTGTAGCACCAACCCGATCCTGATCCATAGCATAATCAATTTCGTCACCAATGAAGATAGGAAAAATCCGACTGGTCAGTACGCGACCCAACCCGATACGAAGAGCCAGATTAACAACAGACTTGCCAGAACCCGAAAGAGTAGCGAGGGGTTGATTGTCCACGAATACATTGAAATCCTCATCCACGATAATTGTCTGTCGCTCACCATTCGTCATAGCAAACATAAGCATGGACGCCTCCCGAGACAGAGACGGTGTTAGTTCCTGCTTTACCTTCTGACGTGTTAGTTTAAGAGCTTCAGCCCCCCGCTTGAACCCCTCAGCCTCAGTACGTTGAGCAGTCACCATCTGTAGCTGTTCAACGTACTGCTTGGAGTTCTTCTCGTAGGCTACGAGTTCTTGTTCGTAACGCGCACTTGCATCCCACGCTTGACGGGTTTGGTCTGCATCTTCACTTGGCCCAAGCGTTTGAAGTGCGGCTTGGGCTTCTTCCCACGTTCGGAAGTCTTCTGCATACCGCTGTCGGCGCTCGTCGTAACGTGCCCACTGTCGGTTGTAATCTCGAACTCGTTCGAGATCGGCGGAGCGGTTAGCTGGTACGGTGATTTGGCTGAGTTGATGTCGAAGACTGTCACGTTCGGAAGCGCGGTCATGTGCTGTAATCTCCTGTGCAAGATTGTTGATAACCTTTGGTGTAGGCTCTTCTAGCTCGTCAGGCCAACGACTATGATAGCTCAACTGGATACGAACGTCATGCAGGTTCAGGGGCGGAACCGTCATACGATGCTCAGCCATATCGTATCCACAATTCGGACACTTCCCACTAGCTGGTGTGAGCCACGTTTCCATCCATGCCTGTAGCTGCTCCACCGTATGGTCCGGTCGAGGCCCACGACGCTTTAGCTCCTGAGTATAAGCTGACCACAGCTTGGCCTGCTCAATCTCTTCCAGCGTGAAGCGTGGTTCAGGAATGGCCGCAATCTGTCGGGTTAATGTCTCCATCTTATGACAGGTAGCCGCACGATCAATCTGATAGGCTTCTAGCTCATGCTCATCCAGACCGGGGTCTTCAGGAGCTACAGGCTCAAGAGGCTGAACTACACGAGCCAGTACGTTACGCTCCTGATTACGGTCACGCATTGCCGAGAGCCGTGCCCAGATTGTCTCTGATGGCTCATAGTTATCAGGCTTTACCGGAGCAACAGGCTGCGACACCATCAATGCCATGACATCCGCGTTCTGATTGTGGACCTTGAACTGGTCCTTACAATCTTTCTCGGTCACAGCCAGCGTCACTTCACCAGTCAGCTTCTCCACCATCTTGCCACGCTCGGTCGGCTTCATCTTGGTAAGGGCATGAAGCTCATCTTGCTGAGCAACGAGAGTGATGTTGAACACATCCAGACCAAAGCCCAGAAGCTGAGGTACAGTTTTATTGATAGCTTCGGCTCCGACTGCCGTCAGGACACCATCAACATAAAGTTCTTCCTTCTTGGGCAGACGAGACACCACGATGTCCTTGCCCTTGATAGTAAAGCGAAGCTCAGCAGTCAGGTTCTTATAGTCTCCCGCAGCCCCTCGGAGAGCAGCCTTACCGAACAAGCAGTAACCGATCATTTCGATAACGAGACTCTTACCAGCTTCATTGGGACCGATGATAGCGGTTAGACCCGGTGCAAACTGGATGGTGTTCTCAAACGTGCGACCGGTGCTAGGGAACTGAACCGAATAACTCAACTGACTGAGCATAGTAACTCCTTTTGACACACCGATGGCATATGTGCTACCGATGTGTATATAGCAAAAGAAACTATACCCTTGGTAAGGACTGTTATGAACACGCTCGATCTTCAGACCTACCTTAAGAACACCAAACGCTATAGTGGCGCACTTGATGGTCTGTGGGGAGCAAAGACACAAGCAGCGGTTAACCTGCTGCTAGAAGACGGGCCAGATACCAGTCTGGTTGAGCAGGATTTCATTGACAGTGCCAAGCGCCTTGGCTGTTCGACCGCAGCCATCAAGGCAGTGTGTAAGGTCGAGGCCAACGGTAGCGGCTTCTTTCAAGGCCGTCC